AATTAGGCTCCTTTTAGAAAAGGGGGGTTAATTTTAAGAAAAAAAAACCCGCCACGAGGGCGGTTTTGTCGGATATATTTAAATGTTTTGTTTGAGTAATATCACTTCTGAATTAAATAAGCCAATATCAAAATTCAGTTGAAGATAATGCTTATTTAGAGCCGCCTTGTTGCGTAATTGAAGTCTATGAGGGGCGATTTTAGATAGGAGGCGTTCAAACTGCTGATAGGTTTTATGATAATCCGCCAGTATGTGTTCGGGTTTCTTTACTTTTTTTCTATTCCATGCCTTGTCCTGATGATACAGATCGTTGCGGAATGTATGGACTTGCTTTAGTTGGAAATACATATTTTTAAAATTAGGAAATGCCTTAGAGAATAATTGGTTGAATGCTTTTTTCATTGCCGGATCTTGAGTATTTAGCAGGTTAACCCAAAATCCAAATGAGATATTGGCAATAATATCATTTTCATTTTTGGTATTCGCCATGCTTATCTTTAGTTGCTTTTTCCCTTTATTTGATAGTGGGCTTTGCGCATCGTTTGCCAAAAAATGGAAATATGCACCCAAATCATGATTTGGGCTGTGTTGTCGTAGGCAATCAGCTATAGCATTGCGCATAGCAACCTCAATTTCTTGGATAAGAGAAAAGAAGATTCCTGAGCGATGTTGTATAGCTGTGTAAAGTGCCACAGCCTCAGGCAATTTATTTGGGTCGCCTAAGTAAAAATGATCGAGGTAAGTGGAAAGGCGACTAAGAGAAATATTGTTAATATGGTCTTGCAGCATAACGTATCCTGTTGTAATATATCGCTACTGACAATGGGTCCGAAGGCGTGGATGTATAAGCCACTAACCTTTGTAAACGGCGACTAGGGTTTCAGCCCCTAGGTAGAATGGCGGGGGAAACCCCCCCCTTCTTTTTTTGCCCCTGTGATAAACACCGCCCTCTATTGTCAGACGACCATCTCGCTTTTCCTGCTATGTAAAGGTCCGGTTTTGGGAAACTGTATTTATACTGTATTTCTGTCTGTGAAATAGTCTTAATCAAACCCTTTCCAATCAAGCTCTTTGTAAGAGCATCCATTTTATTTTTCTCGTGCAGACTATACGTTGGATCGCTATTCTTAACGAGTTGTTCAAACTCGCCACTTGAAATATTCAAGCGTGTATAGATGTCCTTTGCGCTAAGTAATTTGATTTTTCCTTCAATCAAATCATTTATGATCTGTTCATTTGGTGCAATACCTTCCTGTTCAGAAATTAATAGTTTTTTAATTTGTTCTGTTCTTTCATTTGTATCTATTTTATTTGCCATTTTAACCTCTTTGTTAACTATCAAATTAGTTATAAATAACCTCTATGCTCAACTGCTACTATCTTTTTCTGCGATAAATTCGATGTTCAATCATAGTTCCTATAATCCGAATTTCTTGTTTCAGGGAAGATAATGTAGGGTAATCTGAATTTAATGGCACTAACTCAAAATGATGTCGCCCCAACTCGTCTATATCGCCAATCGGTCTATATTTTTTAAATGTTGCCTCATAATCGCCATTAATAGCTGCTACGAATTCGCCAGCTCTTGGCTCTATGCGTGGGTCTATAATTATTACATCGCCCGCTTTGAAATCGGGTTCCATTGAATCTCCCTTTATTTCTAAGGCAAAAGCGTCGTCTGACGTATCTATGAATGTGTAGATATAATTAAAATCACCAGTGCTTTCTTTTAAATCATCAATTCCCGTCCAAGTACCCGCTTGAACATAACTAATTAAAGGAACCTTATTCGCGCCAATACTTGCCGGCATCACGTTTGAAGATGAACCTTCACCCCTTAATAACCACAGGAGATCGCATTCTAATACCGTTGATAGATCTACTAAATTTTCAGAATTAGGCTTGGTCGTATCAGATTCCCATTGTGAAATGGCAACATGAGATACGCCCTTAATGGCATTGGCGACATCTTTCTGAGTAAGTTTTAACTCAGTTCTACGCTGTCTTATACGCTTACCAATCGTTTCGCTTTTCATAGATACCCTCAAAAATTTTTAGTTAAGTTATCTTAACAAATGTTGATTTAAGTATTCTTTAATAATATACTTTAAGAAGTCTTAAATAATGTAAGGATGAATCATGCTTAAAAATGATGTTATTGCTCATTTTGGAAAGCTCGAAAATGTCGCAAAAGCACTTTCTATTAGCGTAGCCGCCGTTTCTCAATGGAAAGATGTAATCCCAGAGAAAAATGCGTACCGACTACAAGAAATCACTAATGGAAAGCTAAAGATAGATCGCGAGCTTTACCAAAAATCATAGATTTAGTGTATCGGCACTTATCAAAAAGAAAACCATAAAAACAAGGGAAAAATTATGGCGATGAAACAAACCATTATCGAAATGATTGAGAAGATACCGGGCGGCAAAAGTGCGGTTGCAGGGTTTCTCGGATTTTCGGAGGCTGAATTAAATAACCGGCTTTATCAGACAAAAGGGCAGCGGTTCAAAGACGAAGAATTGATTGCGCTGCAACTTGAGTATGGATGCACTGATTTTATCGAGGAGCTTTGCCGGAGTGCTGGCGGCCATTTTGTGCCTGCACCAGTCGCAGGTGAATTGGACTCGGTAGAAATCTCAACTTTACAACTGCGTGAGCTGTCCGCTCGTGGATTGTTATTTGAAGCATTGGAAAGTGCATTAGCCGACGGCGAAATCACCACCGATGAAGAAGACGTGATCCGCAAATTGTTAAACAAGCATTTAGCAGCAACACAACACTCAATCGAGTGTGTGATTTCGCTAAATAAACGGCAATAAAAAACCACGGCGGCAACCGTGGCAATTTAGGAAAAAATTAACATGGATAATCTTAATCAAAACGAGACGACAAGTCAAACACAATCAGCACAGATTTTAAAAGCACTCAAAAACGGCGAGAGATTAACGCACTTAGACGCAGAAAAGCGCTTTAACTGCTTACGTCTTGGCGCTCGTATCTACGACCTTAAAAAACGTGGTCACAACATCATCAGCAAAATGATTACCGTGCCAAGCGGAAAGCGTGTTGCCCAGTATTGGTTGGAGGCATGATGAGATTTAGCACTTACATAAACAATCAAAAAGCCATTGAATGGGGCTTAAATGCTAATCAAGCAGCTTTGTTTGATTTGCTTAATCAAGCAGCTTCGTGGGCCGAAGAAATTATCGTTGATGGTGTCGTTTATTACTGGGTGTCTCGCAATAAAGTGCTTGAGGAATTGCCGTTATTTTATAAGACAAGCGACACGGTTTATCGTCACTTTTCTGATCTTGATGAGAAAGGATTAATCATTTACCTAAAACAAGGCAAACACGGTGATAAAGACTTAATCAGGCTGACCGAAAAGGGAAAATCTTGGAATGAATTTAAGCCGGAACAGATCCGAGATAACTCGGAAATAAATCCGAGTGTAGGCGATAAACTCGGAAATAAATCCGAGATAACTCGGAAACAGATCCGAGATAACTCGGAAATAAATCCGACAAATAATAATACTAATTATAAAAATACTACTGATCATAATAATAAAAAAACTACGCAAAAAAATTCGCTTGCCTTGCTTGCTGAATTTGGAATCGTTGGTCAACTTGCTGACGACTTCATCACTCACCGCAAAGCCTGTAAAGCACCGATCACCAAAACAGCTCTGGAAGGGTTTCAACGTGAGGCGGATAAGCTCGGTATGCCAATTGCTGAATCTGTTGCATACGCAATCGAACGCGGTTGGCGAGGATTTAAAGCCGAATGGTACAGGCGTGATTTGAACAATCAGTCTGCCGAGCAGATGCCGGCGAATAAACCCAAATTCGGTAAAGATCAATCCGGCTGGTCTGCCGGGGTAGAAGTCGAAGTGGACGGTCAGTTATGGAAGTTTTAGCAACACCGAATCAACAAAACCAGTTACCGCCGGAACGCGCACAACGAGCCGAAGCTACGATTAACTGGCTTTTTCAAGAACTTAAAAATATTTTTTCAGGGTGGAAATACTCATTTGAAACCGAATCGGATTTTCTTTCCGCCAAACAAACTTGGTTACGCGTATTGGCGAAAGAAAAAATCACCCGCGCACAGCTGAATAGAGGTTTGAGCAAAGCGGAAGAATCAAAGAGCCAATTTTGGCCAAGTGTTGGATTGTTCGTCTCATGGTGCCATGACGAAGATTATCACGCATTAGGCCTGCCGAATGAAGCGGAATTAATTGCTCGGCTAAAATCCTTTAGCGGTTACGCAAAGTATGACGAGCACAAATTCAAATACCGCTCAAAAGCGGAATATTGGCTGCTGTCAACACTGCATAACAAATACTGGAACAAACGCGAAGAAGATTTGTTAAACGCGGCACCTAAAGCACTTAAAGACGCTGTGGAAAAAGTTAAAAGCGGTTACGAATTTCCTGAAATTCCGGTGGCGATAGAGCAAAAAATCGTAAATCTCCCACAAGAAAAAACATTAGCACACATCGCCAACTGCAAGGCGGCATTGAGAGGACAAGCAGCATGACAGAGCAACAATTTGACCGCAACGCATGGCAAACGCCAAAGTATGTTTTTAACGCCATGAATCGCAAATATCGCTTTGATATTGACGGCGCGGCAGATGTTAAAAACGCACTATGTG